TGAATCTTGGTGGTGATGATTGGCCAATCTATTTAGAGCCATCTGGAGAAGTAGGTAAAAAAGGAATCAAAGTAGATTTAAAACCAGGAGATATGCTAGTATATTCTGGTTGTGAATTAGAGCATTGGAGAAATAAGTTCAAAGGTAAGGAATGCGTACAAGTATTTCTTCATTATAATAATCGTAAAACGCCAGGCGCTAGAGATAATATGTTTGACAAGCGTCCTCATTTAGGTCTTCCTTCTTGGTTTAAACGATGATATAATCTTTAGATGGAGGCAGGGCACCACCACATACCCCCTGTCTCCTTTTAAGGATTTATATTTATGTTTTTTGGCGGAACTTCATTTGCATCAGCACCTTTTGCAGACCCGGGATTTAATCCTAATGCATTAGCGATTGTAACAGGTAGTAGAATTAACGAATCAACAGGTACTGTTAGTATAGTTGGTAAAGCTCTTATATTACCAACTGGTAATAGATTTAATATAGGAATTGGTAATGTTAAAGTAGCTGATGTTATAGGTGTTAGTGGTATTGCAACAGCTATAGCAACAGGAAGTGTTACTGTTAAAGGAGCAGCTAATTTTGCGGTTACAGGTAGTCAGTTAGAAATAGACACAGGTACAGCAAAAGCTATTGACGTTGTAGGAGTTACAGGATCAAGAGTTAATTTAAATACAGGAAGTGTAGTAACTATTGGTAAAGCAACAGTTATACCATCTGGAAGCGTTTTAGAATTAGATACAGGTACAGTCACATTTGCATTTAAATACAATGTTACAGGTTCAGGAGTAGAATTATCTACAGGAACTGTTTCAACAACTGCAGGTGCAACTATACTACCTACGGGATCAAGAGTTAATTTAGATACAGGAGATGTATCAGTTGTTGCAAAAGCAAATGTATCTGTTACTGGAAATGCAGTAGAAATAGCAATTGGAAACGCAACAGCTAAAGCAAACGCAACAGCAATTGTTACAGGTAATAGACAAAATTTATCAACGGGAACAGTTATTATTAAAGCTAAAGCAAATGTAATTACAACTGGAGTAGGACTAGAAATAGCAGTACCAACTTCTATTAATATTAAACAGTGGGACGGTGTAGTACCAGGCGTTTCACAAACTTGGACAAGGATACAAACACCGTAATGTTATTTGGAGCAACACCTTTTGCAAACTCACCTTTCGCTGATCCAGGCGGAGTTAGTATATTTGTAACCGTAAGTGGTCAAAGATTAAACTTTTCTGTTGGTAATGTAACTATTATAGGTAAATCAATCGTTTTACCTACAGGACAGAGAGTAAACTTAACAACAGGTAATGTAGTTATTAAAATAGGTCAAACAGTTGTTTTATCTGGTAATGAAATAGAACTTGCAACTAACCCTGTAAGTGCTATAACATGGAATCCAATACCCCCAGGGGTTAATCAAGTATGGGTCCCAATAGACCCAGACGCATAGGAGAATTATGGCATCAAGTACATCGACAGATTTAAAACTAGAATTAATAACTACAGGGGAAAAATCAGGAACCTGGGGAACTATTACAAATACAAACCTACAAATTTTAGAACAAGCAGCTAGTGGTTATTTATCACTTGCAGTAGGTGGAGCAGACGTTGCTTTATCTTTAGCTAATCACGCTACAGCAAACGGTAAAAATTTATACTACAAACTAACAGGAACTTTAACAGCAGCTAGAACAGTTACTATGCCTGACGGTGCTGAAAGAGTTTTTATAATAGAAGATGCAACAGCAAGATCTTCTTCTAATTACACATTAACAGTTAAAACAGTTTCAGGAACAGGGATTGCTTTACCTGTAGGATCAACAACAGTTTTATATTCTGATGGAACTAATATTACAGGAAAATTACAAACAAAAGGATACTACACACCATCTTCTACTTATACAGCAGTTAATGGTGATCAATTATTAGTTAATACTTCAGGAAGTGGTATTGGTACAGCAGTTACAATTAATTTACCAGCATCTCCTGCAATAGGTAATGAAGTACATTTTATTGATAGTGGTAATGCTTTTGCATCAAATAATTTAACAATCGGTAGAAACAGTTCTAATATTTTAGGTGCCGCTTCTAATTTAGTAGTTAGTGCTAATAGTGCTGCATTTACTTTGGTTTATGTTAATGCAACTAGAGGCTGGATCTATAAAGATAACATATAGGAGCACGGACCATGGCTCTAATTGATTTTAAAGTCTTACCAGGTATAGATAAACAAGATACAGCATCTGGCGCAGAAAACAGATGGATTGATTGTGATAATACAAGATTTAGATATAGTCTACCTGAGAAAGTTGGTGGTTGGTCATCATTAGTTACAGATACAATTGTAGGTGTTGCAAGACGTCAGTTTGCTTTTGTAGACTTAGATGGAAATAGATACATTGCAATCGGTACAGATAAATTTTTACTTATATATTTTGAAGGTCAATTATTCGATGTTACACCTTTAAAAACTACGTTAGCTTCTTGTACTATTGCAACAGTTAACAACTCTGCTGTTTGTTCTATTACAAAAACTTCTCATGGTTTAAGTGCTGGTGATATTGTATTATTAGATAGTGTAACTTTACCAAGTGGAACTGGTTATTCAAACTCTGATTTTGAAGATAAATTATTTCAAGTAACTTCAATTACAAGTACGAGTGTATTTACAATTACACAATCAAGTAATGCTGGTGCAACTGTGTCAACAGGTGGTAGTTTAAGTGTTAAGCCTTATGAAACTGTCGGACCAGCAGAACAATCATATGGTTATGGTTGGGGTATTGATACTTGGGGTACAGGTAATTGGGGTGAAGCTGCTTCAGCATCAAACGTTTCTCTTGAACCTGGTTTATGGTCATTAAGTAATTTTGGTCAAGTATTGGTTGCAACAATTGCAAATGGAAAAACTTTTACATGGAATGCAGGGATTGCTGCAAGACTTACAACTAGAGCATCTACATTAACTTCAGGTTTTTCTACATCAGCTAATCCAACAGCAACTAGAGTTACATTAGTATCACCTACAACACGTCACTTAATTCATTTAGGAACTGAAACAACTATTGGAGATACCTCTACACAAGATGATATGTTTATAAGATTTTCGGATCAAGAAGACATAAACGATTACACACCAACTGCAATTAATTCTGCAGGTTCACAAAGATTACAAGATGGTACAAGAATTATAGGTTCTTTAAAAGCTAAAGAAACAATTCTAGTTTGGACAGACAATGCATTATACACTATGAAATTTATTGGTGCACCTTTTACATTTGGATTTGAACAAGTTGGTACTAACTGTGGATTGATTGGTAAAAATGCAGCTGTTGAAATAGATGGTGCTGCTTTTTGGATGAGTCCTAATGGTTTCTTTATGTTTGATGGTACGGTTAAATCATTACCTTGTTCTGTTGAAGATTATGTTTATGATCAAGCAGACACTACAAAAGGCCAACAAATTTGTGCAGGTATAAATAACTTATTTACAGAAGTCGTTTGGTATTATCCATCACAAAGTTCTGATTATAATGATCAGTATGTAGTATTTAATTACGGAGAACCTATGAAAGGTGGAGTTTGGTATATAGGAACAGAAGCTAGAACTTCTTGGATTGATGCTAGTGTATATCCTAAACCATCAGCTACTAAATTTAGTGACTCAGCAACAGGTACTTTTCCTGTAGTTGTTGGTGAATCAGGATTAGGTCAAACAACATTATTTGAACATGAGATAGGAACAGATCAGGTTAATCCTAATGGTACAACTACTACTGTCACATCATTTGTAAAATCATACGACTTTGACTTACAAGCAAAACAAAAAGATGCGCAGGGTAAATCAAGCGGTCCTACTATTGCTGGTGAAGTATTTTTAGCTATGAGAAGATTTGTACCAGACTTTAAAGATTTACAAGGTAATGCAAAAGTTACATTAGCTGTTAAACGTTATCCACAACAATCAGAGACAACAACAGCTTTAAGTCCTTTTACAATTAACTCAACTACTAATAAAAAAGATACAAGAGCTAGAGGAAGATTTGTTAACATTAAAATAGAAAATACAAATGTTAGTGAGTCTTGGCGTTTTGGTACTTTAAGAATAGATGTTCAACCAGATGGTAGAAGATAATGGCTAAAGTAGTAGTAAGATTACCAGAACCAAAAGAAGAGTATGATTTTTCTAATCAAAAACAAATTAACAGAGCAATTGCTTTAATTGTAGAACAATTAAACTCTACATTTTTAAACGAACAGAAACAAGAACAAGAAAGGTTTGCGTGGCTTAATGGCTAATATATATACAAATGCAAAAGTAGATTTAACTACTACAGGAGAAACGGTTTTATATACAGCACCTAGTAATTCTAGAGCAATCGTAAAATCTTTATTGGTATCAAACGATGCCGGAAGTGCAGCAACAATAACAGTAACATTAACTAATGCGGCTAGTGCTGTATTTAGTTTATTTAAAACAAAGTCAATAGATTCTAATGTTAGTGAACAATTATTAACAGAACCATTAATTTTATTAGAAAGTGAGGTATTGAAAGTTACCGCGTCTGATGCTAATGAGTTACATGTGATAGCATCTTTACTAGAAATAAACAGAGATTAAGGAGAAAATATGGCATTTAAAGAAGAAGGATCAGTAGCATACACAATGATAAATGGTAAAAAAGTACCTGTTGTTAAATGTGAAACTGAGGTAGTATTAAGAAATACACAAACAAGTTATGAGTATAATTCCGATCAAGAAGCAGAAGATGATATTAACAATGCAGAGACAGCAACACAAAGAGAACACGTGACAAGATCATTAAAAATTAAAGTAGCAGCAATGCCACCATTAGGAGCAGCGTCAGAGTAATGGCAATAACTAGAGCACAAATAGCAAGAGAACTTTACAAAAATGGTAAACGTGTAGGTTTAAAAGGTGGAGCTGATGCGGCTACTGCTTCTTTTGGTGAAAGTGTTGGATACTCAGATCCTAAAACTGGATCAACAGGTAGACCCGATGAAGATTTAAATGTTGGTGCAGGTGGTGCAAGTTTTAATGATAATGATACACCTAAAAGTTTAAATGTTCCATCTTCTGATACAGGTATTACACAAGAACAAAAAGAAAAATACGAAAAACAGTTTTTTGATAAAGGCAAAGTACCGCCATTAGGTAGTAGACCAACAAGTTTAAAAACAAAAATAGATCAACGTAATAAACAAAAAAGATTAAATTATATTAACACTTTAATTTCAAATAGAAGAAATAAAATAAATAAAGGTTTAATAGATTATCAAGATGAATTTGGTCAATTTCAAGGTCTTACAGATTTTGACGAATTAGAAGATTACATTGGTAAAGTTCAAAGTGTTAAAGATTTAGTTAATAAAGGTTTTTATAAATCAGATGGTAGATTTGCAAAAGGAGATATACCTGACTTTTCAGTAAAAACAGGAATTCCTACTGCAGATTTTTTTTCTGGTATTTTGGGAGCACCTATAACTTCCGATAGATTAAATGAATTAATGACAGAGATGGACACATTAGAAGGACTTAAAACAACAAAAGGTTTAGAAAGTGACGATGCAAAATTTAATACTTTAATGGAAATTTATCAACCCAATAGATTTAAACTAGAGAATCCAGGTGGTAATGATAACAACCAACAACAAACAGACCCATGTTTAGGACCCAACCCACCGGCTTATTGTGCAGTAAACAATAATCCAGCTGATCCTGCAACACCTAAAAGAAACTTAGGTGGACTTGCTCCAAGATTCGCGGGCTCTATATTTAATTTTGATGGTATGGCAGATGGTGGACGTGCAGGTGCCATGGACGGTGGACGTATGATGATGATGGCGAATGAAGAAGATGATCCGACAGGTGGAATCATGGACCTTGAATCAGGAAGACAAATGTATTTCTTAGGTAAACTTGTTAAGAAAGCATCAAGAGCAGTTAAAAA